CAGGCAACATTCAAGAGAGGACGCTGACATGGCCAGCTCCGCAGAGGTCGCAAAGGCCTTCACGCCGTACAGCACGGCCAAGCCGTACTTCGGCCCGCTCCCTCAGTGGCTCGACCCGGTGGACGCACAGCGCATCCAGGCGTACCAGCTGTACGAGGAGATGTACTGGAACGCGAACGACGCCGGTGTCGAGTCGCAGGATTCCGAGGCGGTGCACATCCCCGTCGCCAAGGGTCTGGTGGAGGCGATCCATCGCTTCCTGCTCGTCGGCTGGGACGTTCGCTATGAAGGCGGAACCGAGGCGGAGCAGGCTGCAGCGAAGGCTCAGATCGACACGCTCTTCAAGCGTGAGCAGTTCCCCGCCAAGGTGTCCTCCGCGAAGCGGTATGGGCTGATCCGCGGCGATGCGATGTTCCACGTCGTCGCCGACCCCGAGAAGCCGGCTGGCTCGCGAATCAGCATCTACGAGCTCGATCCTGCGACGTACTTCCCCATCTACGATCTCGACGACCCGGACCGGATCACCGGCTGCCACCTCATTGAGATGACGGAGTGGAACGAGCGCCAGGTCATCCGTCGCCAGACCTACCGCAAGGAGCAGGTCTACGAGATCGACGAGGAAGGTAGAGAGACTGTCGTCTTCACCGGGCGGGTGACTTCGGAGCTGGCTCTCTTCGAGCTGTCCGGATGGGACGACCGCTTCGGGGCCAAGCCCGAGAGCATCAAGCGCATCCAGACATTGCAGCCGGTCACGCTCCTCCCTGAGGAGATCTCCCAGCTGCCGGTGTACCACTGGAAGAACACGCGCAACACGGTGGACATCTTCGGGTCGAGCGCGTATCGTGGTCTTGAGGGACTTCTCAAGAAGATCGACCAGACAATCACCGACCAGGACCTTGGGCTCGCGCTCGCCTCGCTCGGCGTTTACGTCACTGACTCCGGTGCACCGAAGGACGGCGGAGACTGGGTGATCGGCCCGGGTCGCGTCGTTGAGGTTGGGCCTGGCTCCGACTTCAAGCGAGTTCCTGGCATCACGTCCATCGCTCCGAGCGTTGCGCACGCCGACTATCTCGAGGGCAAGGCCCGTGAGGGTCTCGGCATCTCACCGATCGCTGCCGGTGACGTGGACGTTTCCTCTGCCGAGAGCGGGATCGCGCTGTTCATGAAGCTGATGCCGCTGATAGCCGCCAACTCCGAGCGAGAGCTCGAGATCATCGCGACCCTCGACCAGCTGCTGTTTGACCTGACCCGCATGTGGTTCCCCGCATACGAGGGCGTGTCGTTCGGCGACGTCATGGTCGTGAGCACCGTACAGGATCCGATGCCGGTGAATCGCGAAGCCGTCATCGAAGAGACTGTCCTCCTGCTGGAGAAGGGTCTCATCACCATGCAGATGGCCATCGACAAGCTGGCGACTGTAGGGTGGGTCTACCCGAAGGACGCACTGAAGCAGCTCGTCGCAGAGCGCCGAGCCAAGAACGCCGACCTGTCCGACCCGGATGGCGCTCGTATTGAGGAAGAGGCCGGAGATGGAACTGACGCGTGAGCAGAAGGAGCTGATGCAGGATGCGTGCTATCGTGCAGCACCGCGGGAAGCCTGTGGAGTCATCGCGGGTGGTCTCGTTTACGAACTCACGAACTTCTCATCTGACCCAGGCACGTTCCATATCCGGGGACAGGAGCTGGCGCCGATCGTCGCCGCTCATGGTGGGTATGACGCCGTCTGGCACACCCACCCGTCTGGAGACCTTCTTCCGTCTGAGACTGATCGAGCCAATCATCCGTGGCCTGCGGCGCTTGTCATCGCGACTCGCAAGGCTGTAGCGGTGTACCTACATGAGTACGCGGAAGCCTGATCCGGAAGACACGCTGAAGGCGCACATGCGCGTTCAGCGTTCTTCCGATGTCGACGTGAAGAAGATCCTCCGGGAGAACGCGACCGAGCTCAGCAAGGAGGTCAAGGCCCTAGGCCAGACCCCAGAAGGCGCACGGGCGCGTATGACCCTGGGCGCCACGCACGAGCGACTCGAGGAGCTGTTCCGCCAGGTCGAGAACGCGACCGCCGCCAACAAGGAGGCTGCAGCTGCCGCGGCCATTCGAGCCTTCCAGCCGTACGAGGCGTTCTTCAAGACTCAGGTTCCTGGCGGATTCACGAAGCTGGTCGAGGGCTTCACGGAGACGGCTCGTCTCAACATCGCCCAGGCAGAGATGCGCATGCTGGGGACCTCCTACCACACCCTCTCGGAGAACGTCTATCGTTCTCGCGCCCTCTCACAAGGTTGGGTCGATCGATATCTCGATCGCGCGCTTGCGAAGGGTCTCACGCAGGCTGAGATCGCCGACGGCCTCAAGAAGATGATCCGTCCGGACGTTCCGGGCGGTGTTTCGTACGCCGCTCTGCGGACAGCTCGAACCGAGGTGAACAACTCCTTCCACGCCGTATCTATAGCGCGATACAAGCAGGAGGGCGTGACTGCAGTCGACTGGAACCTCTCAGAGAGCCACCCACTGCCTGATGAGTGCGACGAGTATGCGCTTGAGATCTGGCCGATCGACCGCGTTCCGCGTAAGCCGCACCCGATGTGCTTCTGCTACATCACGCCCTCTCTGCCCTCCGAAGAGGACTTCATCGCCGGACTTCTCGAAGAACTTTGACGAATCTGGGCGAAACTCACAGGAAACCTTTGTGTCCGCACAAACTTCCTGATACAATCGTCTCGATAACCGACAAACTGACCGGAGGTCAACACTCATGAGCCAGCGGCTCCGCTATCACACTCTGCCCGATGGAACTGTCGTCTTCGACATCATCGGTGCAGACAGCGGCAACGAGGATGAGGGCGATGACGACGAGGACGACGACCTCGACGGCGAAGACGGCGACGACGACGGAGATGACTCCGACGACGACGACGAGGACGACGTCGAGAAGCTGAAGGCTGCCCTGGCCGCCGCCGAGAAGGCGCGCGCCAAGGCCGACCGCCGGATGCGAGCCGCCGACCGAGCCAAGATCGCAGCGCTGAATGAACTGAATGCTCTCAAGCAGGGTGACAAGAAGGAGCTCGCGGAAGCGCAGGCGAAGATCGCGGAGCTGGAAGCGGAAATCGCTTCTCTCTCCGGGAACGACACCACGGCGCTCATCCGCGAAGAGTTCCGCGATCTCGCGGACTTCACCTGGCACGACCCGAAGGTCGCGTTCGGACTCCTTGATCTCTCCGAGGTCGAGGTCGTCAACGGGAAGGTCGACATCGACTCTCTCAGGGACGCTGCCGAGGAGCTGGCCAAGGAGAAGCCCTTCCTCGTCAAGAAGGCCGAGAAGTCGAATGACGACGACGACGCCGACGACGACGAGAAGAACAGGCCACCCAAGCCGAGGAGTGGGCAGCACCAGCGTCGTCAGAATGCAACCACCAAGCGGCAGAAGGCTCTTGCGGAAAAGTACCGCATGAGTGGCCGCATCTAGCACCTGAAGGAAGGTGAACATGCCTCGCTACGACAAGTACGAGCCCTACGCAGGTGGCTTCCGTGGCACGCTCGCAGCAGCGATCGATGCCGAAGACAGCTTCACCGCATTCGGCGTCGGACTCGACAACGATGGTCATGTCGTTCTCGGTGCTGGCACCACGGGCATCCTGGGCGTTCTCGTCGCCCACGGCGCCAAGCGTGCCGGCGACGTGGTCGACGTCATGACCGCCGGAGAGATCGTCGAGTTCACGGCCGACGGCACGCCTGATGGCACCGCCGCCAGCCCCGGCACCGTCTACTACGCCGACCCGTCGGACGGCGACATTTCGTCCACCAACACCGGCAAGGCCGTCGGCTTCTACACCGACGACGGTCGACTCGTCGTCCGTGTCGCTGTCGGTGTGACGGTCGACGCTGACACTGTGGGAGGTGAGTGATCATGGAGAACATGATCCGCGACATCGTTGGGGCCGACCGAGGCTTCAACGTCGCCGCCGATCTGGTCACTCAGACCATCGACGGCATCGACATCAACGACCTCTGGGCCGAGTACCAGGAAGCCATCTCGATCTGGAACCAGGGCCGCTCGGCGCTGGTCTCGTTCCTGACCTTCCCGGTGACGGCACTCAACGAGTTCATCACGAACGCGTCGGGCGACGACTTCGAGAAGGCCTCGGAGTTCGGTGTTCCGAAGGCGATCCGCGGTCAGGTCGACGGCACGTTCTACGGCTACGACTTCGACTGGTACGACCTCGCTGCCCGCTTCACCTGGCAGTTCCTCGCGGACGCTTCGCGCGACCGCGTCGACGCCATCCATGCAGCGGCTCTCGAGGCGGACAACCGGCTCGTCTTCCGGAAGGTCCTCGGAGCGCTCTTCTCGAACGTGAACCGCACCAACGACGAGGGCGTGCCCGTGTACGCCCTGTACAACGCCGATGGTATGGTCCCGCCCGAGGTCAAGGGCAAGACCTTCGATGGCTCGCACAACCACTACCTCGTTTCGGGCGCCTCCGGCCTCGACTCGGGCGACGTGGAAGCGCTCATCGGAACCATCGCCGAGCACGGCTACGGTCCCACCGAGGGTTCGCAGATCGTCATCCTGGCCAACAAGCAGGAGGTCGACCGCATCCGCACCTGGCGGGCGAACACGGAGAACGCGAACAGCGCGATTGCGCTGTACGACTTCATCCCGGCCTCGGGTCAGCCCACGCTCATCCTGCCGTCGCAGGGTCTGCTCGGTGACCTTCCGCCCTCGACCTGGAACGGCATGACCGTCACCGGTTCGTACGGTGGAGCGCTCATCATCGAGGAAGCCTACATCCCCGCCGGCTACCTCGTCGCCTTCGCGACCGGTGGCGCCGCGGCGCTGGGCAACCCGGTCGGTATCCGCGAGCACGCCAACCCGGCGATGCGCGGACTCCGCCTCATCAACGGCGAGCGCGCCGGCTTCCCGCTGATCAACGCGTACTACCAGCGCGGCATCGGAACCGGTATCCGCCAGCGCGGTGCGGCGGCGATCATGCAGGTCAAGGCGTCCGGCTCGTACGCGCCGCCCACCCAGTACCCTGTCGTCTGATCATGTCTCGCCGCATTGATCTGACTCGGGAGCTGACCGAGGACGAGCGTCAGTACCTGCTCGACCGCGGATGGCAGCACATGCTCGACGAGAACGCCATGCACCTCATGGGCGGTGGCGTCAGCGAGGAGGAAGTCGAGGTGGCGGTCGTCGAGACCGAGACCGAGACGGAGACCGTCGTCGAGACCCCTCCCTCTGGGGACGAGGATTCGGAGCAGAGTGAGGGTGCTGCTCCGGAGTCCGCTCCGGAGGTGGCCGAAGAGAAGCCCGCCCCAAAGGGCCGAGGCCGCAAGTAGGCCGGTGAGGGAGCCGGATGGCGATCGTCCGGCTCCCTCGCCCGAGGAGGAGGAATCATGGCTCTCACCGCTGACCAGCAGAAGAAGGTCAACGAACTGAAGGACCTCGCGCCGTACGACGGCATGACGGACGACGACCTGTGGAACCTCATCGAGGAGACCGGGTCCATCGACTCTGCCGCGTCGCGCCTCTGGGCCAAGAAGGCCAAGAGCACCGCTTCCTACTTCAACATCCGTGAAGGCTCGTCCGCACGCAACCTCGGCGAGATTCACAAGAACGCACTCGCAATGGCCGCCCTCTTCGAAGAGAAGGCCGCCGCTGACACCACCCAGCGTGGTCCCACCACCCGAGCGATCCGGAGGCCGTCATGGTAGTCACCTTCGGTCTCGAGGAGAACAAGATCGCCACGAAGACCTTCATCGACATCGCCCCCGTCACGCTGACGCTGATTCCTCGCGTCCTCGTCGATGACGGTGAGGGCGGCAAGCGCAAGGTAGAGCAGCCTCCCCGCGCGCCTCAGGTCTTCACACTCATCGAGCCGTCGAACTCTGGCCAGACCGCGATGGTCACGACCGATGACGGTTCCCAGGACACTCTCGAGTTCCTCCTGCTCGGCGAACACGACGCCATCATCGAGAAGGACGACGTCTTCACGTACGAAGGTCGCGAGTACAAGGTCGAGATCATCATGCCGTTCAACGGCTACGAGCGTAGGGCGGGGGTGCTCCGACATGGCTGGTAAGACCGAAGCTACGTTCGAGTTCGACCCGGGCACGCTGGCCGTCAACCTCGCTGGCTTCTCCAAGAAGGTAGACGCCGCGGTCGGCAAGCTGTTCGACTACTACGCAGCCACGGGCGAGGCAGCCATGAAGCGTGGGGCTCGCTGGACCGACCGCACCGGGAACGCTCGCAACGGCCTTTCTGCAAAAGCGGAGCACGAGCGCGATCACCACTCCATCGTTCTCGCACATGGCGTCAAGTACGGCGTGTTCCTGGAGACTCGCTGGGCTGGACGATACGCGATCGTCGGACCGACTTCTCAGAGCCTCGGCCGACAGGTCATGTCCGGCCTCAACAACCTCTTCGCTAAGCTGCCGGGAGGTGCCTGATGCGCAAGCCGCTCTATCACCTCTTCACGACCGACCCCGAGCTGAATAGCCTCGGGCTTTCGTCGGCGAATGTCTTCGGAGCTGCGACTGCCGAGAGCCCGGAGATGCGACCGTTCGCGATCATCAAGTACGGGCTTGACACCGCCGCATTCGGAGCCACTGGATCACAGGTCGTCCAGTTCTGGGTCTACGATGAGGGCAATTCGTACGTCCGCATCAACAACATCCTCGAGCGCGTCAAGCAGCTGATTCTTACAACCGCTGGTCTGGTAATCGACGGCCAGAGGTTTACAGTCGCCGACTGGAACGGCTCGAGCGAGGACCTGTACGACGACATCTATAGGTGCATCACGAGATACGCGATGTTCACCGCGGTAGGAGGTAAGGTAGCATGACCGCTCGCAAGTCTGACGACAAAGACGGGTCGAAGGCGGCCGCCAAGGAGAAGCCGAAGGACCATGTCATCGGCAAGCCGCTGACGGTCGTGTACATCGGCTACGCCGACATCAAGAACTACCTGGGCCACACGTGGTCCAAGGACAACAACTTCACCATCCCTGCCGAGGGGCTGAGCGAAGGCGCGCTGGAGAACCTGCGGTCCCAGCCGGATTTCCGGGTCACCTACGAATGACTCGGGAGCTCCGGTGCGACGCCAAGAAGCATGGCGAGCTCGATGAAGAGGGTCACCTCGAAGTCAAGTGCTCGTCTCGCTTCTGCGGCGCCAAGCCGGGAATCATCGTACTTCACAAGTTCGACCTGGTGACAGGCGATCTGGTGAGTACACACCAGTACAAGGAGATAGGAGCACGTCATGCCTCTTGACATCACTCCGCTGCCGTACGGGATCCGCGACATCAAGCTGACGGCGTACACTGACGCTGCGGGCACAACGCTGTCGAACAACAGCGTCGATCTGCCCAACGCACGTACCCTCAGCTTCTCGGACACCGAGGAGTTCAACGAGCTCCGCGGCGACGACCGCGTCGTCGCGACCCACGGCAACGGCACCAGCTG